ATCATCCACATTGTTAGGCAATGTGGCCTATGCGTATATTTCCAATGGCATCACTAGAAGCGCGGCAAACGTTGTGCAAACGGAATGGCTAGCCGATACCGATACCTATGTACTTGACGAGCAATCTTTTATTCTTGGCTTAAAATGGCGCTTTCTGGCAGCAAAAAAGCTGGATTATGTTCAAGAAAAGCTGAGTTATGACCAGCATGTTCAGCAAGCCCTAGCGCGGAATGCAGGCTCAACCATTTTGCCGCTAAACGCCAATAACACGCGGCGCTTTTTAGATACCAACAACATACCTGATACGGGCTTCGGCACTTAATGGCACGGGCGCGGCGCAGAACGCAGTTAGGGCAGGCTGTCAGCCAAACAAAAAACGTTCCTGCCCCCGTTGGCGGCCTTAATACCGTAAATTCTATTGCTCAAATGCCGGAAACGGATGCTGTAATTTTAGAGAACTGGTTTCCGACCCCTACTGATATTGAGATACGGAATGGGTACGTCAAGCATGTGACTGGCATTCCCGCTGGTTATGTTGAAACATTGATGAATTATGCATCGCCCACAACAACAAAGCTTTTTGCAATCAATAAGCCCGGCGGCACGGCAAACGTTTATGATGTGACATCATCCGGTGCGGTGGGGGCTGCGGTCTTGACAGGTCTTACAAATGCACGCTGGGAATACGTTAATTTTAACAATACCGGCGGCGCATATCTTTATATGGCGAATGGTGTTGATAAGCCGTATTTGTATAATGGCTCAACTTGGACGGCGATTGATGGGGCAAGCACTCCCGCTATTACGGGCGTTACCACAACAAAACTGCGCAATCCTGCTGTGTGGAAAAACCGCCTCTGGTTTGTCGAAGACGGCACTTGTAACGCATGGTACTTGCCTCTGGCAGCAGTGGGCGGCGCTGCGCAAAGTATACCATTAGGCGCTGTTTTCAAAATGGGCGGCCAGCTGCAAACCATATTTACCGTGTCAATTGATAACGCCAGTTCTATTGATGACTATATAGCGTTCTTAAGCTCTGAGGGTGAAATTGCGCTGTATCGCGGTTCTGATCCGTCCTCTGCCGGGCTTTTTGGTTTGGTGGGATTATATCGCGCTGGAAGGCCAATCGGGCGGCGGCATGTTTTTCGCTATGGCGCTGATACAGTGTTATTAACCATTGATGGCGTAGTTACCATGAGCAAGCTGCTTATGAGTAACCGTGATAATATGGCAACAACATTGTCTTATAAAATCCAGCCGTCTATCAGTAATGATGCCAGCGCCTACAGTGGTAATTTTGGCTGGCAGGGCATTTTGCACCCCGCTGGTGACAAGATTCTAATTAACGTGCCGCAGCAAGAGAATATTACGCAATACCAGTATGTTATGAACACAATTCATGGCAGCTGGACTAAATACACCGGGTGGAATGCGGCGTGTTTTGAATTATCGGGTGATAAACTGTTTTTTGGCTGTAATGGTTTTGTTGCGCAATGCGATACCGGGGCAAGCGATGCGGGCGATACGATTCAAGGAATTGTTAAGCCAGCTTTTAGCTATTTTGGCAGCACACAGCAAAAATCATTTAAATTGATGCGGCCAATATTTAGCACTAATGGGGCATTGTATTTCTCTGTTGCAACACCTGTAGATTTTAGCAGTGACGTGCCGCAGACCTATCCAGCGGTATCAAACTCTATTTCGGCAGCGCCGTGGGATACTTCACCGTGGGATGTAACGTCATGGAGTGGTGACGCACAAATACAAAAAAACTGGGTTGGAATGGCGGGAATAGGCTTTAGCGCAACCAGTTATATTTTAACAGCCAGTGACGGCCTAAGCTACAAACTATTGAGTATAGATTATGTATTTGAAACGGGCGGGTTATTTTGATTTTGTTTATGGCGATGATTTTGCCGTTGCACAATGGGTTGGAAAAAATATCGTTGATGGTTATTGGGAAAAACCCGTTGCAATAGGATTACAGCGGCGTGGAGAATTAATAGCAGGCGTTGTTTATGATATGTATTATCCGGGCGTTTCAATCAGAATGCACGTTGCGGCCAAACCCGGCAGCGGATGGGCAAAACATAATCATCTCACGGAATTTTTCTCTTACCCATTTAAACAACTTAAGGTAAAACGAGTCACGGCTCCAGTTTTGGCAAAGAACAAGCCAGCTTCCCTTTTTTTACAAAAAATAGGTTTCACGCTGGAGGGCTGTATGCGCCAAGAATCCGAAACTGATGATGATATGCTGATTTTCGGAATGCTGAAATCTGAATGCAGGTGGCTGAATGGGTAAAAAATCACCCGCCGCGCCGCAAGCTCCAGACCCGCAAGTAACGGCCAATGCGCAAACAGCATCAAACGTCAAAACGGCGGTTGCTAATGCTGATTTGAATCGCATTAATCAAATTACGCCGCAGGGCACGCTGACGTATGAAAAAACAACCAATGCAACGCCCGTTTCTTTTGATAAAGACGCCTATGCCGCTGCTCTTAAGAATTGGGGCGAAACGTCCTTAGAGGCGCAGAAACTAGGCCTTCCATGGGATAAAGTGCCTGTTCCTGACGCAAACGATTTTAAAATCGGCGGCGAATTGCCCCAATACACGCAAGTTACAAGGCTCTCACCGGAACAGCAGCGCCTATATGACATGACAACCCAAGGCCAAACGGTTTTGGGTCAAAGCGCCTTAGGCATGGCCGACCGGATTAAAAGCCAATACGGCAGTGAATTGGATTTAAGCGGCGCACCAGGGCTTGCATCACGGGTTAGCGACCAAGACTACGCACAGCAGCTTAAACAGGCACAGGACGCGATATACGGCAAGCAGACAGCATTCCTTGACCCGCAATTTAAGCAAGACCAAGCGTTACTGGAATCAAAATTAATCAATCAAGGCTTGATGCCGGGCACTGAGGCGTACACTAACGCCATGGGTGATTTTAACCGCGCCAAAGAATTCTCTTATGGTCAGGCGCGTGATTCGGCTGTGCAGATGGGCAATGCGTTACAAAATCAGTTGTTTAATCAGAAATTGTCGGGCGCGAACCTTAGCAATGCCGCTCGTTCACAATTCTTGCAAGAGGCCTTTGCAAAACGCGGCCAGCCGCTTAATGAGTTTTCGGCGCTGCTTAATGGCTCGCAAGTTAGCAATCCGCTGTTTAATTCTGTACCTGTCACGGGCGTTGCAAACACAGACACGATGGCACCCACTATGGCGGCTTATCAAGGCCAGCTTAACCAATACAATCAAAAAATTGGTAAGCAAAACGCAACTACAAGCGCCATTGGTCAATTAGGCGGAATGGCGGCAGCGGCCGCTATATCCGATATTCGCCTGAAAAAAGACATCACCCCGATGGGCAGCACCTCAACGGGCATTCCGACATACACATTCCGCTATAATAACGAATCAGACGATGCACCGCTGCGCTTTGGTGTTATGGCGCAGGACGTTGAAAAAATTATCCCAGAGGCCGTTATTACCCGTGATGATGGGTTTAAAATGGTCAACTACGCGATGGTGGGTTAGATGCAAGCGGGCGGAATGGGTTACGGCTATCAAGAAAGCCCCGATATTAAGCGTAAGCGCATGATGGCGCAAATGCTCATGCAGCAAGCAGGTCAGCCGCTGGATGCAAACCGCACGGCCTCTGGCGGTCTGGCTATTCCTATTTCGCCATTTGAAGGGCTGGCCAAGGTATTGCAGGGCGGCATTGCCGGTTACGCCAATACACAAGCCGATAAAGCGGAAAAGGCCGCTAGAGACGATTATCAAAAAACCCTTGGTGATGCGCTGATGGCGCAGCAAAGCGGCGTCAAAGAATGGGTCAACCCCGATACAGGCCAAGTGGCAATACAGGGCAAACCCGCAGGCAATCAAACCATGATTGATATTTTGCGCGGCAATGAATCAACCATGCCGCTGGCTATGAATATGCAGTTATCACAAGCAGAAGCGCAGCAGAAACTGGCGAATGATATTGCTAAAGAAGAAAGAACGCGCAAACTTGACTTGCAATACGCCCCACAAATTGAGGCGGCTAAATCCGATGCAACCCTACCAGCAAGAATGCAGGTTGCTGCTGCTGGTCGTCCACAAACAACCGTAAACCTATCGACGGCTGAGCAATTTAACAGAAAGTTTGGCGGAGAACTAGGCAGTAATGCAGCAAAAGGTATGGCTGAATTGTCTAATCAAGTGCGACTTGATGTTGCAGAAGCGCCGCGCCTGCAATCGGCGCTAAGCCTTGCCCAAGACCCTAAAACCTATCAAGGATTTGGCGCTGAGGAAGTGTTAACGGCTCGAAAAATGGCGAAGCAACTTGGTATAGGCGATGCGGATAAAATACCGCAAGCAGAGTTGTTTAATGCTTTATCGCAAAAAGGTTCAAACGCCTTGTTGCTTTTGGCAAAGGGTACGCAAACAGAGGGCGATGCGCAGCGCGTTCAAAAAATCGTATTTGGTCTCAATAAAGACCCAAAAACAAACGTTGCGCTTATCCAAAACGCTATAAACGAGGCAAATCAAAGACGGCAGCAGCTTGATGCTATGACGTCCAGCTATACTAATGCGTTAACGAATAACGACCCAACTAAACTTTTAGATTACTACAATGCACCAGCGCGAAACGTAGCGCCTCCTAAAGATGCAACAGTTTCGGAGGGTGCGGTTGCACGCAATCCAACAACGGGCGAAACGGTTATTATGCGCAATGGCCAATGGGTGAGGCAATAATGCCAGCGCAACCACTACCAGCGGGATTTCAGCTTGTGCAGCCGCCAGCCGCCGCCCTGCCGCCCGGCTTTCAACTTGTTGAGCCGCAAGTGCCGCAAGAATCACCCTTCATGCAGCCCGATATTACAACGCAGCCCGCCAGCACGTCTATCGGGGATATTGCACGCGGGGTGACACGCGGCGTTAAACAGTTAGGCGTTGGCGGCGCACAGATACTCAGTAATAGCGAAACCGCCAAAGATGTTATAGGCAGCCTCTATGGCCTCGATATGGCCTCATTGACGCCAGCGCAGCGCGAACAGGTTAACAGCGAATTAGATTTTGCCCTACAAACCAAGGCAGAGTCACTAAAGGTACAACCAGAGACGCCCAACACTAACTATTTTTCAGCGGCAGTGCCTGAACTGGCAGGCGGGGTTATTGGCAAGGGGGTCAAAGCCGGATTAGCATTAGGCGCTGGTATAGGCGCTACACAGCCCACCGCAGAGGGTGAATCTCGCGCCGTTAATACTGCCGTTGGCGGTGCTGGCGGTGCTCTAGGTGCAAAAATTGCGCCGTATATAGGCGGATTGGCCAATAGAGCAGGTAAAAGCATTTCGGGTTTAATTGGCGGTAAAGCAGCAACTGAGTCAGTAGAAGCAAGCGCGAATGCAATTAAAGAGACGCTTTCCGGGAATGCGCCCTCCATACAAAAAGCCTTGCAGTTGGACGCAGAAGGCGTTGCCAACATAGATACGCAGCTGTTACCCAAGCAGGTACAGGAACTGCTAAAAAAACCAGGATTTGACAAATTAACCCCAGTGCAAAAAGAGCGGCTGCTCAATTTTGAGGCATTGGGCATTAAAAACTACACTTTGGCCGATGTTACCCGTGATTATGCGGATGCCACGGCATCAAGGAATTTAGCGCAAAACGCGAATATTGGCGCACCAATTAGGCAAGCTGATTTAGCAAAAAACGAGCAAATCATACAGGCCGCGCAAGAAGCCCTTAAAAAAACACAAGGTCAAGGCGGCTCTGATTATGACGTTGGCGGCAGCGTTTATGGGGCAATGAAAAACCAGTATGACGGGTTTAATAACCGCATCACAGAGCTTTACCAAAAAGCCGATGAAGCCGCAGCTAATGCGCCTAAAGTGCCCACAAACGGTGTTGCTGATGAACTTAAAGGGTTGCGTTCTGAGTTTCTTTCTAGCGCACAAGGAAAATCATTGCTGAATGGCATTCGCGCTCGGATGCAAGATTTTACCACGGGCAACAAAGCAATAGGCGATAAAAGCCAAGTCTTGCTCGTTGATGCTGATGGCCTACCCTTATTGACGGCGGCGGATATACCGCAGAAAATGACGTTTACGGATTCTGAGAAATTCCGCCAGTTTCTTAATGACGTCTCAACACCTGAAAATTCGCGGCTAGTGCGTAAAATTAAAACGGCCATTGATGCGGCGCAAGATAACGCTGGCGGCGGTGATATTTACAAAGAAGCTCGCAGTTTAAGGGCTTTACGCAGCAAGGTTTTTGAAGATGAAGCGGGCTTAGCGGACGTTCTGGCTATGAAAACGGGCGCAAACCAGTCTATCCCGTTTGAAGAAATAACCAAGAAATACGTTTATTCTAGCGGTTCGCAAAAAAAACTTGAACAGCTCACATCATTTTTAGGCAAGGCGGCTGAATCGGGTGATGAAACTGCCGATATGGCATTAAAAAACCTGCGCGCAAACGTGGTGCAGCAGGCCATTGATAAAGCAACAGGGAACGTGCCTAACGAAGCTGGGCAAAGCACTTTTAGCGGCCTAAACTTTAAACGCGCTCTAGATAAAATAGGCAACGATAAGCTCAAAATATTATTTACTGAGGAGCAGCGTAAATACTTAGGCGCGCTATCTCGCGGCGCAGTTGATTTAACCACAGACCCCGTTGTTCGCAACAATTTCAACGCATCCGGCACGTCCGCTCAAATTATGAATATGCTTGATACGCTGCAACCGCCTATTGCAGCCAAAGGAAATGTTGTAGGAGGAAAAGTTGTTGATGCGGCTTTAAGCACAAAAATCCCATTTTATGGGGCAATCAAGGAACTTAAAAACCAAGGCATAGAACGTTCCATCATGGCAAACGATGCCGCCCGCGCCTCTGTTATGGCAGACCCCATAACGGGAATTGTACGGTCACAAGAAGAAGTAAAGAAACAGGCTATTGCTAACGCATTACGTCAATACGGCTCTTATGGCGCGGTTCCGGGCGCTTTGGGCGCTAACAATCTAGTCAATAATAGGTAGAGATATGACGGTATTATTCGCAGTAGCCAAGCCAACACAGATAAACAAACCAATTAGCATTAATGGCCTTGGCGACTCCATCAGCGCGCGCGGCGGTCAGTATCAACAACCAGGCGCATACAACGCCCCGCAGTGGCTTCCAAACACCGCGTATGTAGTGGGGAACCTTGTTGTAAATAATAACCTTATTTATCGATGCACTACAGGTGGAACATCAGCTGGAGCCGGTGGGCCAACGGGTTTAGGCAGCGGCATTGTTGACGGAACGGCACAGTGGTTGCAATTGCGCCCCAATATTGTGTTGGGAAGTGAATCATATTTAAACTGGGCAGAAAAGTATAGTAACGGACAGCTTTATGTAAACCAACAAGAAGGCATAACAGGAATAACGGGCAGCTTGGTTAAAATTATTGTTATTAACGGCGGACAAAATTATTTGCCGTCTGATACAATCGCTGTTTCGGGTAGTGGGGTTTCAGTTAGTCCCGTTGTTGTTAACGGCGTTATTACAGCCGTTAACATATTAAATCCAGGGCAGCCAACAAGCACTGGATTTTCAGCATCAATAACAACATCAACAGGTACGGGAGCCGTTTTATCTGGCGTTCAAATTCCATCTGGAACGTTTGGTGTGGGCGGATGTTTAACGCGCGATATGGTTGCGCGCCTGCCTGATGTTTTAGCCAGCAAAACGGATATTGTAGTTGTACACGGCGGCACAAACGACCTCACCGCTAGCGTTGGCTCAAGCACAATTATAGCAAATTTACAGCTTTGCTACGAAAGTTTAATTAAAGCCGGCAAACGGGTTATAGCGGTTCCTATTCAGCCGCGAACTGGTCTTACAGGTATACAAATTGCTGCCTTGCATCGTGTTAATAATTGGATTCAAAATTATTGCCAGGCGCACTTAAGCATCAATCCTTTAAATAAAGCTATAGATATAGCTGACCCAAGTGGATATTGGACAGATGGTAGCAGCGCTACGGGGCTACCTGTCGGCGGCGGTAGCGGCACAGTTGCATATGCCGTTACTGGTGATGGTTTACACCAATCACCACGCGGCGCTCAATATTTTGGTTATACTGTCTGGGTGGCGGCACAAAGGCTAATAGGTGGTAGTACGCCTCTTTACCCAGTTCGTCGCTATAGCCAAACTGATGGCTATGACCCCGTGCGCAACCCTGCCGGAAATATGCTGGAAGGTGCGCCCTGGACGTTAAGCACAGCTTATGCTGTAGGAGCTATTGTTTCAAACGATACCGCGCCAGTTAAAACATACCGATGCACAGTTGCCGGAACGACTGCTGGTGCTGGTGGACCCACAGGAACTGGCGGCAGTATTGCTGATGGAACGGTTACATGGGCTTATATTCGCCCGGCAGGAACTTCTACTGGCAACTGCGGAAATGCTGGAACGGGCACTGCTGCTGGTGGCATTGTTTTTGTTGGGAATATACCAACTGGCACGGCCTTTGCACGCTCTGCTGGCACAGCGGCAGGAACTATTACATTTAGCTCAGAATCGCCGTGGAGCAATGGTCAAGTTGGACAGCGGCCAGTTTTTGCTTTTTCTCTAGGCGCAGGAGCAGCGGATGAGGTCTGGAACTATACAATAAACAACACTGCTTTTGCTAACCTTGGCATCGTAGCGGGCGATTTACTGACGTCTTACCTTTATGCTGAGGTAGAAGTAGAGCTGTCAAACATTGCAAATCTAGCCTATTGCGGGATTGAATTTCAAGATTCTGCCAGTTCGTTTTTATGCCAGGATATGACAAATTCAGCTATTGGCAGTGCACGGCTGATGCTTGCTAGCTCTGGTGAGATGATTGCGTATCCAAATGGAGGAAAAATATTATTAAAAACAAATCCTATATTGATTCCTGCTGGTTTGTCTAACGTGACACTACAGCTCCGTTTTGCCTTCCAGTGCGCAGGCGGTGCTGGGTCTGCCACAACTACTGCAAAAATCAACTACGCCGCTATTCGCAAAGCCTATGTGACTTGAAATTAAAATGGAATTGGATATGAGCACAAACGACGAACTAAAAGTTGCGCTGCTATTGGGTGAAATCAGTGGCAAATTAGACACATCTATCAAGCATCAAGCCACTAGTATCAAGCATCAAGCCACTAGCTTACGTTTAATTATTGCGCTAAATATCCTAGGTATGACAGGCGGCACAATTACCGTTGGCACTCAGGCGCTTGACGGCTGGCCAGTGATTGAGAAATTGCTGGGGCTGTTATGAGCATTGATCGCGCACGCCTTGAAAAGCAACTGAGAGCAGACGAAGGCGAACGCCTCAAGCCGTACCGTTGCACGGCCGGCAAATTAACAATCGGCGTGGGGCGCAACCTTGATGACCGAGGCATCACCAAAGAAGAATCAGCCGTGATGCTGGATAGGGATATTCGGAATTGCTTGGCCGACCTCGCGTTTTTCCTTCCATGGTACAAACAACTTAATGCGGCGCGGCAGGAAGCCTTAATTAACATGGTTTTCACCATGGGAATTGCCCGGCTGCGCGGATTCAAAAACATGCTGGCCGCCCTGCAATCGGGCGATTGGAAGCGGGCGCACGATGAGACCCTAAACAGCAAATGGGCTAGAGACCTCAAGGTTTTCAATTCCACACGAGCAATCAATATCGCCAAAGTTTTTTTAACAGGAGAACCCCATGCCAACACTTGACGGCAATAAAACGTACATTGTGGCGGCGATTTATATCGCATCTGTGATAGCGTCGCATTACTACCCCGAAATAGATTGGGATACAATTCAAGCAGTTATAGCTGGCTTCGGGCTGGTAACGCTGCGCCACGCCATTAAAACTACCCAACCCCAGCCAACCAAAGAAGAGGAATCTAAAAATGTTTGAATCAGTGTTATACGAAAACGACAATATAAAAGCTGCAATCAATGAAGCTCAAACAGCGGTTTGTTTGTACGTCAAAACCAAAGACGAATACAGCGTCCTTAAAGGAGAGGACGCAGCTCGATTTCGTCAGCACGCTCTTGTCGGAAATTTCGTGCGTCAAACTGAAGCCAATCTTGAAGCCCAGAAAGCGGAACTCGATGCTCAAGCGCGAATACAGATCAATACTGCTATTAGCGAGTCTAATGCTTATTTTAACGGTTTTGCTGTATGACATGCACACTAAAGCAAAAGCTGCTCGTACCGTTTTTCCTGATACTCTTGTCGGCATGTCAGGTATTGACCCCGCAACCCAAAACAACTGAGCAAGCGGCGTTTGTTTACAGCGCCCGCTATGAAGCTCTCCAGGAGGAGGTGATTAAGTATCTCGCCAAGCCCAATTGCACGGGCATGGTGGTTGTGAATTGCCGCAAGGCTGAGTTGGTAGCGCCATTGCAGAAGGCCACATCTGAGGCTTCTCTCGTGGTCACTGAATCGGCAAAGCTGGCGCGTGATGGTTTAGCATACGATAAGCAGCGCGTGTCTGAGGTGTTGGCAACAATTGCTGAAATCTTGGCGAAAGGGTAAGGTATGAGCAACGTTGACATTGCAAAAGCGATTGACGGAATTGCAATTATTGTTGGCGCAGTAGGTAGCTGGCAAGAAGCCAATGCCGCGCTGTACAAGTATATGCAAACCCTTATCAACGAGCAGCGCAATCCGTCCGATGAGGAATGGAACGCCTTAATCAATTCGATTGAAGCCAACCAAGCCCGCATCAACGAGCTGGCGGCGCAATGACGCATACCCTATCCGATTGGGTGAGGGTTATTGCCTGTCAGATTGAGGATGGGAGCTCTATCCTTACCGGGATTTGTAGAGACTTGGAAAAAGCCCCCACCGTAAAAAGTGGGGAGCCGCTTCCTGATTTGCCGCCGGGGTATATCTACAAGATAGTTCCGTGGGGGCTTGATGTTTAAATACTGCTTCGGCTTTTTATCAGCGTTTGTTTTATTTGCCACACTGCACTACGGCAACCCGGAATCAGAGCGGGCAAAGTGCATTAAACAAGTGGCGCAAGGCGTAGTACAAGACATCGAAAAGGATATAAAATAATGCCATTCAACGGTTCTGGTGTTTTTACACGGGTTTACAATTGGGTTAATGACAAAAATGCGTCTATCAACATTACTGCCTCGCGCATGGATGGGGAAGATGATGGCTTTGCAACTGGCTTGTCAAATTGCATCACCCGCGATGGCCAGGGCGTTCCTACGGCCACAATTCCATGGG